CAGAGATATGATTACCTACAAGCCCATCATTATCCCCGGAGGCAGGAGGAGGGACGGGACGTGGCCGGTGAAAATCCGCGTCACCTTCCGCGGCGTGTCCCGCCGGCTCCCCACCACCCTGGTATGCACGGACTCGGACCTCACGCGATCCGGAAGGATTAAGAACGCCACCGTACTGGAGAAGGCCGGCGAGCTGGTCTCCAGGATGAGGGCCGCCACCGCGGATCTCTCGCCGTTCACCCTGGAGGCGTGGACCGTGGACGAAGTTGTGGAGTATATCCGGACGCGCCTGAACCAGCAGGATTTCCGGCTGGATTTCTTCGACTTTGCCGACAAGGTGATTGCCGGGAAGATCCAACACACGCGGGCGTACTATCAGACCGCGCTCAATGCGTTTGCCGGCTACCTGGGAAGAAGGAGCATTGACGTGAACGCGATTTCACGAAAGATGCTCCTTGACTTTGCCGCCTCCGTCGGCGAAGTGAAGGCGGCACGGCACCTTGCAAAGCTGGCGTATATCCACCGCTGCGCCCGCGAACAGTTCAACGACGAGGACGCGGGGGCCATCCGTATCCCCCGCCAGCCGTTCCAGAACCTTCCGAAGATTAAGCCGATGGGGAAGGGACAGAAGGCGCTGCCGCCCGAAGCGCTCCAGGCTATCATAGACTGCCGGCCGGAGAACGAGTGGGAGGACATCGCCCTCTCCGCCTTCCTCTTGTCCTTCTGCACCGCCGGTGCGAACATGGCGGACCTGTATGCGGCAAAAGTCCCCGCAAACGGGCGGTGGAGATACAGACGGGCAAAGACCGGTGTGTATGTAGAAGTTGCCCTGAACGCAAAAATAGATACCTTTGCGGGGCGGTTGCAACGCTGCGGAGAAGTTGTGGAATGGTGGCTCCCGGAACTGCACCGGTACGGCTCGGCAGACATCGCGACGCAAAACGTGAACAAATGGCTCTCCCAGATCGCACGGCGGCTTGGGCTCCCTCCGTTCACCTTCTATGCCGCACGGAAGACCTGGGCCACGCAGGCACGGCGGCTCGGCGTGGAGAAGGCAACCATAGACGACGCATTGGCCCATGTCGGGGAGTTCAAGATGGCGGACACATACGCCGAGAAGAACTGGGACCTGTGCGCCGATGCCAATACCCGCGTGTTGTCCCTTTTCAAATGGGACAACTATCGGACAAATTTTTACGACACAGATAGTCAGTAGCTGATGTTCTGTGTAACGAAATCATTTTCGTGGGCGCACGAAAATGCTCTACACGCACCCCTGTGCTGGATTCCTTATCACACCCGCAAGAAATAATTTCTGCGCTTAAACGGACCACCGCAACTTCCACGCAGTCATGGAGTTGCGGTTTTTTGTTTCCAGATGTCCGAGAAAATCGGACAACTATCTGACAAAAACGGCAAAGGAAAGGCCCGGAGATCGCTCCCCGGGCCGCCCCTTTAACATCACAGCGGCGTGCGCTATGACTACCGCGGCAAAGATAGTGAATCTTCCGCTATGTTGCAAGACTCCACACCTCGGAAGGGCTGAGGCCGTGCTTCCTTTTTAATGTAAAACCCACTTGGAACCTTGAAGGACTCATGTGTTCTGATTCCAGAGCAATACTCAACATCGCGAGTCTCGTACCAGTCCACCAGAACGCCTTCAATTATTTGGAACTGTCCCGCCATCCACTCTGCGCCGGCTTTGAAAGCATCCTTTGCGGTAGGGTGTTCCAAAGTACGAAGGAATCTCGCTTTGACTTGCTGCATATATTCTTCTGCCGCCTCGTCCAGATTGGAGGGAAGGGAAGGCTGTTCCTGCTGTTTCATAACCGAATAGATGTAGTCTTTGCAAACCTTGTTCGGATATGGGATAAACTTACCACGGATAAATGGGCAATTATTATCATAGAAGCCGCAGGTCTTGCAAGTTGGCTCCGGCTGCTCCTGCTGGAGAGAGGCGATATGGGTAAGAACTTCGTCCAAAGCGAGTGAATAATCCTGATGATAAGGATAGTATTCCGATATTCCTTTCAGCCTTTCTATCTCAGATTTTAGTTTTTCTGCATCAATGTATTTGTTCATAGTTCAATGGTATTGGTTTACTTCAGTTTCTTCAAATTATCATACATAATAGAAAGCCTAACAGAATCTGCTACATCTGACTTGGCAAGTTTATTTATTGCCCTTCTTAATGCTTCCATCTGCTCCTCGCTCCACTCTTGCTTTGGCTGAAGATTGAATCTTTCAGGAAGGGATTCGAGCAGCCTCTTGGCAGACCTACAAGCATCGAAGTCACAAGCATCTTTTGCTACAAAATGCCTTGTTTTTTCAACACACCACAGAGCATTTTCAAGACAAGTTTCGTCCTCCTCGCTCCACTCTGCGGGCTTCTGCTCTTTCTGCTTTTCGAGGTAGGCTATGGCTTTACCTGCCCAGTAGTTACCTTTGTAGTTCGTTTTTAACTGGGTGATAAGCCAAGTCATCATCTTCTCGTCCTCGTCTGTAAAAGAATCGGCATTTTCTTTACATGTTTCGGAGATATGTAAAGATTTTTTATGCTTTTCGAGTTTGTCAAGATAGTCAAGGACATCCTTATACTCGACATCTGCACCGTATTGATAAAATACACTGTCGGTGATTATCTTCCTTATCCTCTCGTCCTCGCTCTCGGCGAGTTCGGGGAACTCATCATATATCAAGCCCAGGACAAAGTTGAGGCCGACCGCCTGCCCGGCGAAGTATTTGTCATTGATCTCCCGATCTGCGACCTCCTTCAGGTCAAGGATTTTACCGATGATTCTCTTGACTCTCTCTTCCATGATTCAGCAGATTACTCCACGTTAACCTCGCCGGCGTTGAAGGTAGTGCCGGCTTCCAGGCGCCTGCCAGCTCCGAAGGAAGCGACGGTTCGCCAGTCTCCGTTCACGGACGGCCACAGCGGGAACTCGTGCAGGCCGATGGTCTGCGAAAGGCGCACCCGCAGTTCCTTGTACGACCCCGTGGGAACAGCGATGCAGAACTCCAGGGTTCCGTCGTTCTGGGGCAGGATCACCTTCACCTGCCCGTCCTGCTCGTCCTTCGTCTCGAAGGATCCGCCCGCCAGCGTGAAGTCACCGGATATGCGCTTGTCCGCTCCCAGGTAGAGTGCCGTCGCCTTTGCGGGGATGTTCGTCAGCTTGACGCGCACTACCGACACGGCGGGAAGGAGCGTGAGCGATACGGTGTTGAGGTATTCCGGAGCCACGCGGCCGAACCCCTGCGCAAGCATCACGCGGGTGGTGCCCAGTTGCTCGTATGTCAGCTCGTGGCGGAAACCGCCCCACACGGTGCTTCCGACCACACGCACGTCGATGGCGCTGCCGTAGGGGTATGCAATCATGTTGCACACCTCCAGGCAGTCAGGGTTTCGGAACTCGCCGACCAGGGAACCGGCACCGTTCACCAGGGCGGATGAGACGTTCTCCTTGAATCCGCCCTCCGTGCAGGGCCACAACTTGTCCCCGGCCTTCCACTGGATGCCCCAGTCGTTTTCGCCGATGGTTACCTTGTAGGTGTAGGATTTCTTCGTGGCCGGGTTCTCCGGCTTGGTGCAGGCGGCTATTACTGCCAGCGCTGCGAGAATTATGTACTTTTTCATGATTATTGATTGTTTGATATTTCAAGGATGAGTTTGTGAGCCTCGTCTTCGTCCAGGATGCAGAAGTACTCCGCGTCCATTTTTCCGTGACTCATGTGGAAAGAGAGCAGGCGCGTGCCGTTCATGAACTGGAAGTTTCCGGAGCCCAGGAGTTGTACCGCGCCATCATAAAATCCGTACATATAGGACCGCCAATGGATGCGGCACTCTCTCTCTGTGTCGTGCGAACCGTTGCAGATGTGGATTGTTTTACCGGTGAGGTTGTCGGTCTTGAAAATGAAATAAGAATGTGCCATTTTTCGGTAGTGTTAAAGGGTTCTTTCTTTGCACAAAGTTACAAACATTTTTTGTATTTCCAACAATTTTGCAAATTATTTTTGCAATTTTCTTTGTCATTACCAACAAGACGACTATTTTTGCATTATGGTGTAATGTGCATTTATCAAAAGAGGCTCGCAGTGATGCAAGCCTCTTTTATTATACCATCAGCAGTTTCAGCAGCGGTTTTCGGAAAATCCATACCAGGCAACCGGCGAGCGCAATGGAAAGCAGCCAAAAAGCGCCTATACGGAACTTCTGCCACCAAGATAGGGGTTTCTCTACCTTAACCTCCTTCACGCGCTCTACGGTCACGGAATCTACCTTCACTCGCAACACGGTGTCAATCTTCACGCGGTCGCGCCAGCGCCACTTCTCCACATACTTGTAAACCGTGTCTCCCTTCTCCCTGATGAAGATAGAATCGCGGTCGTAGAACTTCACCGAGTCCGTCCTGGTGATGTAGGTAGTGTCCTTCTGCACTACCATCCGCTCCACGATCCGGGGAGAGCAGCCGGAGAGCATGAGCACCATCACCACCAGCACCACGAAGGCGGCGAGCACCGTCCACCATCCGCCGCGTGGATCCCGCGGCTCCCGTAACAACTCGCTACGCATAGTAGTCCCAGATTACGCCCTGCGGGAGGGATGCGTCATTGTCCAGGTGGACGTAGGTCTTGGCGATGCCGATACGGCGCACCCCGCACTCCAGCGCGGCCTTCACAATCCTGTACCGGTTCTGCGACGTGTTGCAGCGGATGTCCACGGCCTTGCCCCGCGTATGGGCGGAGTTACCCGTGCGTCCCTTTGCCTGGTCCCACTCCTTGCTCCGGTAGGCGCAGTTGAGGACAAGCGGTATGCCGGCCCTCTCGCGCACCCGGTCCAGCAGATCCAGGAAGTCCGCAGCCATCTGCTTGATGGAGCAGGAGGGCGAGCAGCGCTGGAACTCCGAAGCGGTGAAATACTTACTCATCGCCCCGGCCCTCCCCGTCCGTGTCCATGATTTCGATGGTCGTGTCCCCGTGCGTCAGCTTCACGCCCAGCCCCTCGCGGATGGCCTCGCGCAGTTCAAAGAGCGTGGCGAATCCGAAGAGGAAGCCGGCGGCCTTGAACACCGAGCCGTCAATCACGCCGTAGGGCGGGATGAAGAAGGAAACGGCGAAAAGTGTGATAGTCATTAGCAGGCAGGTCCACAAGGCGATGGTGGTGGACAGGCTGACTTTCTTTGTGATGGCCCGGAACTCCCGGACCGCTTGCTCAGTACTCATAGTCACTTTGTCTTAAAGGTGAACGGCCACACTATCATGCCGCCGACAATATACAACCACTCCGGCTGGTCGCACGGGTTGTCGAGGTCCACGTCCTTCGTCCTCTCCCTTTCATAGCCGACCATGTAGAGGAAGTTGTGGCAGATCCATTCCAGGTAGAGGGAGGACAGGCAGCGCTCCCAGACGATGTGCCCGGGGTTGAATGACCGGAGCCGCCTCAGTTCTCCCATCATGCGGAACTTGCCGACCCTGTGCGAGTCGAAGATGGTGATGGCGGTTTCTGTAATCTCGTAGTGTACCATATCAGTATATGTTTGCATCGGGGTCAACGAAGTCCCATGCACAGACGGAGTTCTTCGGGACTTCCAGGGTGATGTTGCAGAACACGCCGGCGCAGTCGTCGGAGAAGCGTTGGTTGAAGGTCCGGAAGGTGTGCTCACCCGCGAACACGCCGAGCGCTTCAAGCTGGAGTATGATGTTCTCCAGGGTCTCGATACCGACGGACTGGATTTCGATTTCGTTCTGCTTGTCGAAGGTGAGGCGATCCACGTAGAAGAATGTGAAGTCGAAGTTCATCACCCCGCTCTCCGCGTCGGTGCGGTGCTCGCCCTGGAGCCATGCGAACACTCCGTACTTGGCATCCGGGATGGCGTTGAGCCGGAACACGTCGTTACGCACGATGGAGGCAACGGTGGGCTGGTTGCCCGCCGCCGCCTCTATTGCGTTAATGAGTTGAGAGAGGTTCATATCAGTCAATGTAAGTGATTGACATCTCGGCCGGTGGTGTATTAGTCGTGCTATCCACCGTGTTCGTCCCCTTGTTGGCGTATAGTGCCTGTCCCTGTACCTGTTCGGTAGTGGGTGTTGCTAACGGATAGATGACTATCACGGGGTCTCCTGCGGCGTACTGTGCGGCAAGCCAAGCCTTGAAGTCTGCGCCAGTCGCATACAGACTCCTATCGGCGTAGAAATACACGCACCCAGTATAAGTGCCGCTTGGGCCGCTTGGGCCGTTTACAGTCATAGTCAAACTGTTAGCGACACGGGCTGCAGAGGATGAAATCCCCCGAAAGTGTGTGCAGATAGGCGTGATGTCCCCTGCTTTGGACGGCAGAAAAGATGTGTTGGTGGTGTAGAACGCAGAGCCTTTGGTAAAGGCTTCTTCGCCCGTAAAGACATAGATGCCCACCTTCCTGCCAATCAGTCCCGACAGCACCTCCTGGGTGTCCTTGTAGGTTCCTACTCCAAGCAGGGATTCCACATTGGCGGTCTGAGGAGCGACATACGGCTCATAAGGCGGCATTGTGGCAAGCGTGTACTCACCGACAACGATTTGAAGCACAGACCAATCGACCTTCGCCCCTGTGCCTGTGTAAGTCGCAGACACACGGAGATATCCGTTTTCGGTCGGCGTGATGGTGCTGACGGCATCAGTTCCAGGGGTCACAACAAAATATGACTGAGATTTCCATTCCTGCGCAGAGTCAAACAGGTTGCACCGCACATTAACACCTGTTCCACCTAACAAAGCCCTAACATAAACTGTGTATTTCCGCCCAGCCGTGACGGGGATGTAATCGGTAAGCCGTGCGAGGGAAGCCTCAGTATAAACGCCGTTCTGGTCATAGTAATACCCGTCCGTCACGGCAGAAAGGTCAACAAGGTTTTGTCCGTTGATTGTCAGCACTTCGGGTGTGCCGTCACAGTAGATTTCAATAGGGTCGTTCACAGGACTGCCAGCGATGAAATCGTCAGTGCCCTGATTTGCGAAGAACTGACCCGAAACAAGGTCGTACATACCCACCACATTGTCGCTGCTGCGCTTGACGGGAAGAAGGTTGAGAACGAGCACGCCGCCTTTCTTGACAACCAGCGAATAGGCACGCATTTCCTCATAAGAGGAAGGTGCACCTTGGTTATTACGGGCAAACAGATACAGTGGGGATGTCGTGGAACGCGTCACCGCATAGGTGAAATCAAATGATTCGTCATCAATAGACAATGTTCCACCAGACGGGGCTCCAGTCGTCAACTTGAAGGTGTGGCGGGAAGTGTCTCGTGTTGTGCCATAGGTGTATCCTTGGCCACCACCTGGCTGGATATAGAATTGCCCTCTATTCGACGAGTCTCCAAAGATGATTTTATACACATTCGACGACTCGGCAGCACCGAGCATTGTGGGGTATCCGTTTCGGAGTGTGACAATCTGCGCGTCAAGCACGAACTCGCTGTCCGTGATGTCCGTGATGCCTGTGTCGATATACTGTGTTCCGGTGCTCTCGATGAAATCGAGTAGTTGATACCCCAGCGGCAATCCGCTCTGATGCCGCGTCTTCAGTACCCCGTTATTGCACCAAACAGGCAGTGGATGAGCCGGGTCGGGCGTGCTGACGAGAGCCTCCGTGGTCGTGATGGTCGGGTCGCTCACCTCTGCCGTGACGGTCAGGGGGGCCTTCACAAGAGTCTGCCCTGCGACGCTCTCGGTGGTAGCCGTAGCGAGAGGATAAAGAACGATAACAGGATCACCAGCCCTATAGCGAGCAGCGAGATAAGCAGTCCAATCAGTAACCACATTATCATTCGTGAACCCGGTAGGATTCATGAAGCCGAAGTTCTTATTGGAACGTTGGACAAGTTTGTCGCTGGCAGAATCCCAGGCGTTCCTTATATGCGTTGCTATATTGCAGAGTATAATATCTGCGCTCAGGCTAACATTGGCGGCATCGGAGAGGGATTCGTCAATATAAAACATGAATCTATCACCGGAGTTGGTCTTTACCCATGACTCTGTTCCATCAAATACCTCAAATTCAACATTCTTTGTCAAAAGACCACTGATGATTTCCTGAGCATCAACATATCCCGTGAGACCGAGCAAATCAGCGATGCCAGCCGTATTGCCGTTGGCGTCGCTGATAACTTCGGGAGTACCGTCTGTGTAAATGCCGCCCTCGACATACGGCTGATAGGGCATAGCGGTGCCGCCAAGGTTGAGCATCCAGTTGATAGCAAGCACCTTCGCAAGCGTGACCGCCGTTCGGTCGATATTTGTACCGAAACGGATGTAGTTGGTCGTTGCCCCCGTGGTGATGGTAAGTTTGGTAGTTCCTGTTCCGATAGATGAGCCATTCCTACGGATGAATCCGCTGTCCTCTGCGGTGCTGTACTCACTAATTGATACAAAATACATCCCCGTGGACATAGACAGTGTATAAGTCGTATTGGGCTTGACGCGAATAAACGGAAGGTAATACCAGTTGTTGCCGTCAGCCACAATAGTACCAGTGTCAGAAATGTAGTATTGCAGGCGTATATTATCTACTTTGACATCCGCAAGGTTTGCGCTGTACTTCAGCGCCCCGTTGTTGCACACGATGTCAACAGGAGCATCGGGTGTAGGCGTGCCGTTCTGCTCGCACTTGCCCGTCTGCGTCACACTCGCAAGGTAGTTCACTGGCTTCTGCTCGCAGAGGCCGTAACGGACAAGGGCGGAGATCAGTTCGCGCCGCTTCGCCTCGAAGGACAGCGGGGCGTTGCCCTCCACCGTCACCTCGCTCCCGCCGTTGGGGCAGCAGAGGTGAAGGGCCGGGAAGGGCTTGCCCAGGCGCAGTTTGCTTATATCTACATACTGCATAGGTCCGTCCGTTTAGTAAGTGACCGTCACGTTAGCGGTATTGCCCACCAGCTTGTAGAACATACCGCCGGCAGCGCCGCACACCACCAGCGTCTCGCCCGCCGCGGTCGCCTCCTCCCATGCGGAGTAGTTCACGCCGTCGGCCGAATAGTTGAGGGTATAACCGCTTGCGGACGGGGAAATCGCGAAATTGGGCAGTTCCACCTGGAAAGCCGCCTCGCCATGTACTTTGATAGTCTTTGCCATAGTATTGCTTGTTTTACGTTGTCATTATTCCTTGACCGGTATTCCCGGCAGTTGTTTCCCCCTGGGGCCTCCGAGCCAGATGCCGCACGATGCGGCGGTCCGGAGGTGCGAGCGCATCCTGTCGCAGTCGCCGTCCATGAGCTCCGGGAAGGCGCCGCGGCGGGCCAGCACCCAGCGCTCCAGGTCGTAGGCGCAGGAGTCCGCCTTCGACTGGTAGAAGAACTGCACCTTCGCCATATCCGGCTGGTCCGCGTTCTGCACCTTCTCGTCGGGCGTTTTCACCACGCCTGCATTGGCAATCTTGAAGGCCACGCGCTGCGCTATGCCCACGCACGCGGTGTAGGCAAGGAAATACCTCTCCGTGTCCGCCAGCGCCTTGTAAACGGCCTTCTCCGGCAGGTCAATCTCGCCGCTGGCGATGAGCCTCTTCAGCTCCGCCACCAGCGCGTCGCCCAGGATGTTGCGCAGGGCGATGTCCTGCGCCTCACGGATGGAGGGGCGGATGTACTGCCCCGCCACATTATCCGAAATGCTCAACACCTCCTTCAGGAAGGTCTCGCTGATGAGTAGTACTTCCGCCATATCAGTTCACGTTTTGCTCCGCGCCCTCATCGAGGGAGAACGGGGTGATGGTAAGGATGCCGGTCCCGCCGAAGATGCGGTCGAAGGCGTCGCAGATGCGGCGCTGGATCGGGCGCACCATAGTACGGTTGTAGAGCCGGAAGGCGTTTTCGTAGTCGTCCACCGAGAAGCCGTTGTTGTCGGTCGGAATACCGAACAGGACCGGCGCGGCACGGAAGGCCGTGAAAATCTGCTGGCGGATGTGCTTCGACAGGGCGTCGTAGCGCTCGCCGAAATTGTCCACCTTCGGTTCCGTGATGGTCGTGGCGTTGGTGCGGTCCGGGTTGAAGGAGAACATCACGCGGCCAGCGTTCTGCGCACCGGTGAACTTCTCCGTGAAACTCTTTTCGATTTCCTCCTTCGTCTCGTCATCGGGGGTGCCGGCGTTGAAATTCACAATCATGCTCGACACGAAGCCGTTGTTGATGGCGTTGAGGTGGAACTGGGAGATCTGGCGCTCCGTCTCGCAGTCCGGCACGGCGGCGGCATACACCGGGGACGGGTAGGTCTGCGTCACTGCGTTGCTGATGAGCAGAACGGAGGACAGGTGCCGTTCCTTCTCCTCCGGCTGCAACTGCGCCCAGCGTGCCGGATCAATCGGGATGTAAGCCGGGTAGATGGTCGGCTTGTGGGTGCCGGCCTTGCCCCACTTCTCGGAGTAGTAGAACACGTCCGCCTCCTTGTTCATCCGGAGGTAGCGCATGGGGCAGTGGTACACCTCCACGGGTACGCCTTCCGCGTTCCGTATCACCTGGATGGCGGCTCCCCCGAAGGTGAGGAAATCCAGCGCAAGGCTCTCCACCAGTTCGCGGATCGTGCCGCCCCTGGTGTTCACGATGCCGGGCGCGAAGGCTCCCACCTGGACGGACTGCGCGTCGCCGGCCACGAAGTCCCGCGTGCCGTTGATGATGGAACGCAGGGACGGGACGCCCCCGTACAGTTCCCAAAGGAACTCCGGGTAACGGTTCCGGTCTCCCCACTCCACCATGTCCTTTCCGCGCACCTCCGTCTCCTTCGGGGAAGGGATGTTCTTCTCCAGGTACGGGTCGAGGGCAAGGAAGGATAGTTGTACTTTACTCATATTGTATCACGTTTATTTCATTCTCGTATTCGACCGTAGCGTCTCCATCCCGTCCGTCTCCCGCCACTATGAGGCCGGCTGACACGACGGAGCCTCCGGAGCTCAGCGTGTACTGCCACTCGCCGGCGGTCAATCCTTCCGGCACGTCCGCCTCTATCCTGACGAGGTAGCCGGCGGCGGATACGGCTGCAACCGGGATGTCCAGCTCGCGCCCGTCCGTCGTGTTCCGTACAGAGAGGGCGAGAGGACCGTCGCAGCAGTTCCCGCCGTGCGGGAAATAGAGCACTGCGGCCCGTTCCGATATGTTCACGTACTGCATAGCCGGATTGTCTTTCTTGGAAATATAAATGCGCGGAAAATCGTAAAGCAAAGGGGACCGCGCCGAGCGCAGCCCCCTCATGCAGGAAGAAAGTTATGGAAGAATCAGGAATTAGGCCACGATGCTGTCGAGGTCCACGCCGCCGTCGCCCATGAGGATTTCGTAGGGCGGCTGGAGGGAGTCATCCTCCAGGGTGACGGAGTAGCCGTTGCGGTCTCCGCGTGCGGTGCCGGTGTTGCCGTCCCCTGCGTTCAGCACCAGGGGTGCGTCCATACCGAGGAACCAGAACAGGCCGTTGGCGTCCTCTACGATGGCGCAGAGTTCGGCCTGGGCCATCGCCACGACCTCCACGCGCTTGGTTGTCTCCATGCGGGAGAACACCATCTGGAGGAGGGTCTGCCAATAGGTCGTGCCGTTCTCCTGGCTCACCTGTGCGGTGGAGTTCATGGAGGCGGTGTTGGGGCGCAGGGCGTAGCCGTGGAACTTCGCTTCGGAAGCCATGCTGATGCCCGTCACCTTGTCCTCGGAAACGGTCACGCCAGACACGTCGGTCTTGTTGGCGAGATAGACCTTGCGCACGCCGCCCATGTTGGAGGCGCAGTCGTTGATAAGGCCGGAAAGGGTTTGAGAGCAAGCCATAAAGGTATCTGTTTTTGCGTTAGACGAAAGAAAAAGCCGGGCGGGTGTAATTCCCCACCCGGCGGGATTTCAGTCGCTCCTGCGCCGTTTAGGCGGTGGGAGCGGCGGCAAAGGTGCCGAGCACGATCTGGGCCGGGTAGCGGTAAGCCACGCCGGAGTTCCACTTCACCTGGTACTTGAACAGGCGGTCGTCCTGGCTCCACCAGATGTCGATGTCCTCCAGGTCGTTCTCGCCGTCGGTGCCGTACACCAGGTTGTCGGCGAAGGTGCCGACGATCTTCAGGGAGCCGGCGAGACCGGGGGTCTTCACCACCTTGACGTCGGTGCCGGGGAAGATGAACTCCTCGGGGGCGGCGTCCTGGGGACCGGAATAGTGGTAGTAGTTGGCCGCCACCATGCCCTGAAGGAACAGGCGGTAGATGGCCGGCGAGACGAAGATGACGCCGCCGCGGTCCAGGGTCTCCTCGCTCATGGCGAGGTACACGTCCTTGATGCCGTTCATGGCGGTGGTGCCGGAGGCGATGGCTACGTCCACCACGGCGCTGTCGGCGTCCATCTGATAGAGGAAGCCGTCAATCCACTTGATGTCGGTGTCGGAGGTCTGCGTGTGGTCGCCCAGCCAGATGAGTTTCTCCACCTTCTTGTTCACCTCGGCAACCAGGGCCTCGGTGATGTAGCGCTCGAAGGGGAACTCGTTTTCCGTGGCGCTGACGCGCACGAGGTACTCGGCGTACTTGCCCAGCAGGGTCTCCGGGCAGATCTGACCGTCCACCTTGATGGTGGAGACGGAGATGGTGCGCTGGGAGAGGGTGATCTCATCCAGCGGGTTGTGTCCGCAGGAGGAACCGTCCTGGAGGATGGGGTTCAGGTCCAGGTAGTTGATGTTCGCGGACTTCTTGATGCCGGTCTGCAAGGCGATGCGCCTGCGGGTGGCGGTGCCCACCAGAGCGAAATTCTTGATGAGCAGGTCGCGGTTCTCCTGCACATAGGCAGGCAGCGACGAAACAAGGAAGTTGGTAATAGCCATTTTCGTAGTGTTTTTGGGTTCTCTTTTTTCGGAAATATAAGTCGGTGCGGAAGTGTAAACTTTTTGTTACCTCCCCATCAGTTGTGCGATGCGGTCCAGGCCCTTGTTGCCGGTGCGCACGGCGTTACCGGCCTCCTGGAACTCCTCGTGCGCGGGCTTGGCAGCGGGTGCAGCCTTGATTTCGGCCAGCTCGGCCTGGATCCGTGCGTAGGCTTCCTTCATCTCGGTGAAGGCGGCATCGGCGGCGTCGCGCTCCTCCGGGGTGACGAAGGCAGGCACGACCTCCACGGGGTCTGCGGCAACGGCGTTGCCCTCACCGTCCCAGGAAATGGAGAAGCGGAGGTAATGGTTGGTGCCGTCCTCGTTCCATTCCTCAATCACGGCGAAGTCGTCACCGGCATCCACCACCCAGAAGTCCTCGTGACCGAGGGAGGCGATGGCATTGTGAATCTTGCGGAATTTCTCCTCATAGGATTCGGAGAAGAGCTGGGCGATGCGGCGGAACACGCCGGGCTCCTGGCGCTCGCCCTCCTCGCTCACCTCTGCTTTCGGGTCGGTGATGGAGGCCACCTT